TCAAAAAGACCACTCTTCTTTTTCTTCTTCTTCTTTTTCTTTTTGTTATACATATCTTGAAGAGCTTTCCCAGCCTTTCCAGCTGTGGTTTTCTGCATCTTCTGATAATGTTCAGATACTGTGTGACCTTTTTCGTGTGGCATTTATTTACTCCTTTGGTTCTGGATTCTCACCCACTAAGATTTTTTTGAACTCTCGTTACGCTTACTAATCGCCCTTGCTTTTGCTCGAGCATCTTCCTTACTACTTGCTCCCCATGCTCTTAGACTTAGAAGAAGTCTTGTTGGTTTTCCGTCCTTGTACTCTGGACCTTTTGCGTTCCCCATCCTTGCTAGAAAGCTGGCTCGTCTTGGATTGTCCCCCTTTTTTACTGGTGACTTTAGATCCGAGCCTGGATTCTCCCTTTCGTACGACTTTCTTCCCTGTTCGTTCAGACCGCCGCTTGGGTTCTTCCCTCCCTTTCTCTGCCACAATGGTGTCGCCATTTTGTTTACCTTTTCTGTTTAGAAGAACAGATGCTAATACACCAACCCTCATGATCGCACCTTTCAGAGTAAAAAATATTTTTGAGATAATCAACATAAATCCATAACTACCACCAACCCAACAACCTTGTCGAGCTTTTTTTAGCTAAAAATGTTAGAGCAACACTTCTCATGTATGTGTAGTGTCTAGTTTTGGTGTACCCCCCTCTGTCGTGTAACCCCTGCGAGGTACGAGCTAGTGTTTACGTTTGGCTATCGGTAGAGAGCCAAAGGTAAAGATAAACATTTGTGCGTCAGCACTAAGTTACCATTGCTTGGGAGGTCCCTCGACCTTGCAATCTCTACGATAGGGTGGGACGGTGGGGATATCAATTCATTGTTTGACGGAGCAGTCATAGCTCAAGGCAAACAATTAGATTTACATAGTTAGACTATGCAGAGAGCTGCGCTTTGTTTATCTAATAACAACCCAATGCAACAACCAAGTATATCATTTGTTCGAAGAACTAAGTTAGACGCCATTGGGCTAGGCATCTCGAAGAGATTGGCGTCGTGTCGGAGTTGAGGGTCTGGCTCAACCGACACCACCGAAAGCTAAGTAAGATCGATCTTTATGTTGAAGTCACCGACTACTTGATGTTGGGCTTTGTCTATCGGCTTGTGACCCGCTCGATCGAGTATATCTTTACTTGCCTCCAACTTGACATACTCAGATTTCGCATTGGTTGATAAGTTGATTACTTGTTTTAGAGATTTCGTAGCAGACAAACCAATCATATTTTGTACCTCTTGGAAAAGTCTTTGTTGAATGTGTGGGAGCTGAAGAGTCTTACTTGCTGTGACTCTGCCAGATTCACCCTTTGCATATCCTGCAATCTGGGAGGCCTCAGTTATGTTATGACCATTTGCTACGGCCATAACAAGAGATTCTTGTTTTTTGGTCAACTTCTGATTCATTGCTTTGTCTAACTACATGATAGGGTCAGCTCTGATTTTGCGTTTAATTCTAGACCCTTGTCAATATCCTACTTATGGTGAAACGAAATTATTTTGGATCGACAGCGACAAAGGAGCTGCAGCAGAACAAAATCCAAGTTGCTTTAGCACCTGGCTTTTTTCTGCTAGATCCAATAGAGTTTAAAGATATTCAATAGTGCAGATATGCAATAAAATGCTTTTTTTTATTTTGTTTATGGTGTAAAATCTAAGGTAATAAAAACAATAAATGGAGAAAGCTAAATGATTAACAATGTCATTAAATATTATCAGGTTATTTGCTCAGAGTGTGGGCATAAACCAACAAAGCAAGAGATCGAGGATTCCGATTTTTGTCATGAGTGTGAAGAAATGTTCAATTATCCTGATGAAATGTTTGAAACAGAAGATCATCTTCTTAAAATTAATCACCCAGACGATCCAAGAAATCTAAAATTAAAGATTGTCAAATGAGTAGGGTTAGATCTCGAAAGGCTAGGAGGAGGGCAAGACTTCTTGTCCAAATCCTAGACGAAACACAAGAAAGTTTGCCGATCAAGATCATGAAGTATTACCTCTTATTCTGTGGAATGGTGGTGACAGTTGGTCTTTTATTTTTTGGCATATAAGGAGAAAGCAAAATGAAATCTTATCCAATCTGGAATAATATTAGAGCTTGTATTTACAAATCAGATAAAAGTTATGGAGTAAAAGAAACTGGTGACGTTGAAATAAGGGTGGGAACATCTGCAAGCAATAGTCATCTATTTCTTAGACATTCTACAACTCATAGAGTTTTAGAAAATGGTGATCGTGAATACAGATTTTACTTAGATGGTCAATGCGTTCGAAGAGCAATTTTACCAAAAGGAAAATATAAACTTGAACATCGGCACGTCATAAAATGGGAGGAAATAATTGATGCAAAATAAATCTATTAAACAACAAGTCTTTGAATTTCTTAATGGTTCATCAACTTATCATCTAGGGTTAAGCACCCTAGATGCTTTGAGGATATTTAAAACAACTGAACTTAGAAAAATAGTTTCAGATTTAAACAATGAGCATTTTTCTAAACCATCAAAATTTGTAGCGATTAAAGAAAAGATAAAAGGAAAAAATCCCCCAAATTTACACGCTAGATATTTTCTTAGATCTTACATTGAAAAAGAATTAGATAAGACAATCAATGCTGAGATCTCTGGAAATTGGTTAGATGGTCAAGCCGATAAAATGATTGATAAATTTTACCATCTCGAAGATAGAAACTTTTATAAGGAGAAAGCAAGCAATGAATAAAGTAATTAAATTATTGGGAGAAAATCCAAACGCAGTTGAAGTATTAAGGCATCTTGGATCTAGTTCAGTATACAACTATTTGAATACAACAAGAGGAGGTCTTGAGTTGCTCTTGAGATCTCCTGAGTTTCAGAACTTAGAAAAAACTTGTAATGGTAAATCAAATCCAATCGAAATAAATTTACGAGTTGCAATAAG